GCCGCATTTGCTGCTGCTACATACTCTAACACAGGACATACCTAACCTTTCTTACTATCCATCTTCTTTTTCTTTGATCGGATAATCTGATCCTTTAGTGCATCTGGCAATGTCTTTTGAGCCTTAGTAAGTTCTGGCACTTCTCTACCATCCTTATACATGACTTTCTTTTTCTTCTTTACTTCACCACCATAGCCATACAGCTGTGTGCCCATCTTCATCTTCTTTTTATCTTTCATTTTAAAACCCGGCATTTGATCACCTCCTTACGTTGTTAGTGTTATAATTATAGAAAGTAGAATTACTATAATAGCACCTGCTGATCCTAGTAACACACGCTCTAATCTGTTAATTCTAAACAGAATCATTTCATACCGTTCAGCACATACAGCCTCATGCTGTAGTAGCTCAGTATTAATCTCTGCTGTTGTCATACGTTTCTTACTCATCTTGCCCCAATACCGCTGCTGTTTGGTCTTCTACGACTGGCGGCTTTTCATAAAGAGGTGGTTCTTCAACAACTACACCTTCACTTACAAATTCATCACCCCTCAAAAACTTACCATCAGGCATCATAACAAGAGGTGTTCTTTTTATCTCTTTTGCCATTACTCTGATGATTCCGCAGCCGAACTACGATTAGCTGCAGTATCAACAACCTTTAACTCAAAAGCTTGTGTTACTTGAGCATCTTCGCCTGTAGCAATCTGTATATCATTAGCGTTACAATGCTCCACAAGAGCTGCAATAATTTCTTTCTTCGCAACCATAGCTCTAGCCTGAGCTAAGTTTTCTACCCAATCTGCTGGGCTTGTTGCTGCATATTGCAAACATTTTTCTTCTGTGCTTGTAAGCGTTATTTTTATATCTGCCATGCCTACCTCCTATCCAATTAAAAATCCGTTAAACCAGCAAGTTGTGTTATTTGTAGCAGAAAGTGACGCTGTGTTACCTGTGTGTAGTCCACAGGTAAGATAATCGTTAGCAGCTAGATCAACTATAACAGTCACTATATTTGCTTCTTGATATTGGCTGTACCCCGGATTTTGATTATGATAAATACGCGCCAAGGTGCTACCGTTTACTTTTATATTCAAATCAGTATACCCAAAAACAGTACCCTCACTACGCAACTTTACAGATACCCAATACTTACCTGCTACTGGTACAGTCACCCTCCCGTTTGAAGTATTAAGTGTTACTCCACCGTTTAGAAAAGCGTAACTTCCTGATGATTCATTCCATACAATATCAGTATTTGCAGAAGCATTAGTGCTAGCTGTACCTGATAAACCTACTTTAAAAACTGGATGGAGTGGCTTAGTAACATTACCATTGCTGTCAATTTTCATTGCAACCTCAATAGCCGCACCAGTTTTTTCAGTATTAAATTCTAATTTACCTGCATCAGTTGCACCATCAGCCGTTGCTCTTATACTTGCTAGTGAAGTATCTGTACTATTTCCAAAATGAATATTACCTAGAGCACCACTTGTTGAACTATCCGAAGAAACAATTCCTAGTTCGCCACTGCCATCTGCAATACTTCTTGAAATCATTACTTGTCTTGTTGGGCTACCAGTACCTATACCAACTCGCTCTGAGCTATCAATAGTTATGGCTGTAGCATCTGCACTTGAGCTTATACCGGCTATAGAAGCCTCATCTTGTATTGCTTCAAATAATGCAGCGGTAGGTCTAAGTTCGAATCTATCACCAATAGAAAAAGCACGAGCCGTACTGTTATCTTGAGCACGAACCACAGTCATAGAATCTGAAGAACGTGCAGTAACTTTTACAATCTCAAGGTTATTACTTGTATCAATTAAAGTAGCAAAAAAATAATCGCCAGAGCCAAGCGTTGGAAATCTAGCACCTTGCCCACTGTCAAGAACAATAGTGGTGACAGAATTATTGATACCCGCTGATATAGTACCAAAAGCGTTGTTTGTTACTTTAACTCCCATATCACTACTCCGGTTTCGTTGGCCATGTTACATCATTAAGACCTGTTACACCATCTTGTGCAGGTGTATCTCGTAATGCTTGACGATAGTCTTTTTCAGCCTGAGTCATAGTTCGATCTTGTCCTGCCATCCAATCTGACTCAAAAAGAAGTCTGTTTCTTTCTAACCTAAGCATTTGCATAGGTAGTTCTGCATCAAGCTCAGCTTTTTTAGCGTTTATAGCAGAATCACTAGGGCGATCTATTGAATCATTTAGCCACTCTAAAGTAGATAAATCATCATCTTTAAATGTAAATCCTGCACCGGGAGCCAGTGCTTTAATTGCATTAGCAAGTGTACTCATACCACTACCTCCATCAATGTAATTGTTGATCTTTGAGCATAATCTGATCTATTGTCGCCGTTGTTATCTATAGCACCATAGTTAATACGAACATAATCACCAGAGTCTTGCGCCTCAAATAAACACCGAAAATACACTGTGCTAGTGGTAGTTAAATCAAGCAAATGAATTTGCCCAGAAGTATTACCGCCGCCGCTTCGACCTGAAATATAAGTTGTAGCCTGTGCACCAGAAGCATTAGTCCAACTTCCAGAACCAATTTTATATTGCATTATAAAACCGTGAGCTGACCAAGTATCAACTTGACCAAAACAAAAGTTAGCTTGTGCTAAAATTTTATTATTATTATCAGCACAAGTAATGGCAGGTGTTCCGTTACTTAAAACTGATGATATTGCTGTAAACCCGCTAGGGCTATTAATTAAATACCTAGATGTATCTCCCCATTGTAATACTTGGCGAATACATCCAGCTGCAAGACGGTCACTATCTAATGTACCCGTACTTAAAGCAGACGCATCATTTCCTGCAGGAACATCTGCAAAAGACAAAGCTGAACCATCTGTTTTTAAAAACTTACCACTGTTACCAGATTGTGAGGGTAAAATATCAGTAGCATCAGTAAGACCTTGCGCTGTAATACGAAGTTCAATTCGATCTCCAATAGCATACGCTCTTGCAGTTGTGCTTTCTTGAGCACGAGTTGCTGTAAGAACATCGGACGATCTGGCTGTTACTTTAACAATTTCAAGATTGTTTGAAGCATCAATTAATGTAGCATAAAAATACTCGCCACTCGAAAGGGATGGAAAACGAGCGCCATGTCCACTTGCAACTGTTATGCTTGTAGCACTAGAAGTTAAACTAGCAGCTAATGTGGAGTGTCCATTGTTTGAGAATTTTACACTCATAGCTTACTCCTTAGTTTACAGTAACAGTCCAAGTAATACCCAATGTATCTGCAGCCCCTTTGTTAATTACTGAGAAAACAGTTCTACACAGAAGTGTACCACTTGAAGATGCGTTAAGTATTCCGGCCTCTGTAATTGCACCTGTACCTGTACCAGCAGGGAACGTTGCAACATAAGCAACAGCGTTACTTGTTACAGTAGTTGACGTAAGTGCAACTCGACCAGCTTCAGTTCCTAGAGCTGCATCACCAGCGGCTGCAGCAGTGCTGCCAGTACCGATAGCCATGTGACTCATAGCTGTAGCTGATGCGTCTTTCATTCGTGACGCAATATATTCTTTACCATCAGTAACAACAATGTTAGGTACAACCGTTTCATGTACGTTACCGTCAGGTTTTGTAACAGTGATTTTTAATTCACCCGTTACTTTGATAGTATCATTTATCATACCCATCTCCTTTTTTTAAACATATGATCCTGCACAAAGCGGTGTCTCATTTAAGAAATGACCATTTAGTTCAGTATCGTCTGTATCAGTATATATGAAATTGACTAATAGTCCAGCACTCTCTACAATTTGTTGTCCTCCAGTAGCTTGACCATAAGTTATAGTTTGTCCGTTTATACGAAGTTGGTTAATTAAGCCTGCAGAACCAATAACTCCAGTGTGTGTATCCCTTCCAATACCATCTTGCGTATCTTGATGTATAGGTGTCAAGTTAAGCAAACTATCGTCTTGACCTAAAATACCTGTAAAATCTGTTTTTCTAAATCTAAACGAATCTTGCACAAAACTGCCAGAATCTGACCCTTCATTTAAACCTCTATGATAACCACGGATACTTGTAGGGTTTGAATCAATAGCAGTAATAAATACCTGCTCTGGATACAAATGCTCTGTTTCACCAAGTATTAAGCTAGTATTTATGCTTTCTGTAACTGACGCAGTATGAGAAAAAGCTTGTTGTATATTTAACACAGCAGATTCTACAGCAAGAACTTGGTTTATAGCAGAACTGTTAGGTACATCTATGGTATTTCCCATACCATTACCATGCACTGTACAGTAATATCTAAGAGCAGCGGGAGCTGAACTTGACACTGCAATAACAACTGTTGCACCGGATTGCCCTTGAGTTCCATTTACTGTAACACCAGTAGAATAAGAATCTCCAGCAGCGTCTTTAAACCTTAAAGGATGTCCGGAATTACTGCTATCACTAACATCAAAAGTGTATATAAAACCATTAACTAACGTTAGTGTGGGGTTTGTAACACCATCAATAGCAAATTTGTTACCGCCTGATTGAACAACAGTTACAGCAAAAGTCTGAGTGTTTTGTGTATCTTGTGTAGTAATAGCATTACCCATACCATTACCATGAACTGTGCAATAATATCGAGCTGGCTGATCCGCACCTGTTAAGGGAACTGCAATAATTACAGTAGCTCCAGATTGTCCTTGAGTTCCATGTACGGTAACACCAGCAGAATAAGAATTTCCGGAAGCATCTTTAAATCTTAATGGATGTCCAGAATTGCTATTATCACTAACATCAAATATATATGTAACTCCTTCTATAAGAGTTAAAGCAGGAGCTGTTACACCATCTATTGCAAACTTGTTACCACCTGATTGAACAACAGTTACTACTAGAGTTTGAAATCCTCCAACGGGGGTAGATACGTTTTTGTTTGGTGTATTCTTTATTCCTTCTACTGCAGTAAGAGTGTCTGCTATAGCAGGTTTTGTTGTATTAAAAACTGCAGCCTCTACTGGTGACGCAGTATCAGCAAGACTATTGTTACCAACAGTTTTAGCTGTAGCCTCTGTAACACTAGCAGTATCAGTCAAACCTTTATCTAAAGCAAAAATATTTATTTGCTCAGTAGCTGTAACCGGATCAGGGTCTACATCAGCATCTGACAAATCAAAATCTATATTTGAAGTAAATGCTTTTATGTTTGATTGCACAGCTGTAACTGAATCATCTGGATCAGCAACTGTAAAACTTTTAGCCGTAGCTTCTGTAACTGACACTGTATCGGTCAGCTCTGTTGTCACATCAAAGCGATCAATTGCCTCAGAAGTTGTTGCTGTGTCTGTGACGTTCTTATGCGGACGCAGCTGATTGATAGCTTCTGACGTAGATACCGAAGCTGTAATTCCCGGTTTGTTAGGTGCTTTTGCAATAGACTCGGAAGGTGTTACATCATCTGCACCCGTAAATGATTTGGATAAATCAAAAGCTGCTGACTCATCTATAGTAACGGGTGTTGCGTCTACATCATCATCTGTAGGGTCAAAATCTATAAAATCTGTAAATACTTTTACACGAGACTCAACCATAGTAACTGAGTCTGCTTTGACTAACTGAGCATTAAATATTGGGTCTGAGTCGGAAGGTAAAGCTTCATCTACTTTTACGGAATCAATAGCTTTTGTTAACTTAGTTCGGAAACCAACTCCATCTTCATATGATTCCGTATCAATAACATTGACTCTTTGTTCAGGAAGAACTGTAGTTGGAACTATAAAATAACTAGCATTTATAGTCTGTCCAGTAACAGATACGCCTACAGAAGCATCTGGAAATGTAGCAGTAGCTGATACAGAAGAAACGGCAACAGATACACTTATTACCGAAGTTACAACAATAGAAGATATAGATATGCTACTATTAGCCATTAAGATATTACATTACCCATACCATTACCATGAGAAGTACAGTAATATTGAGCAGGTAAAGCCCCAGTTATAGGCACAACAAACGTTGTTTTAGCTCCAGCTTGACCCGGAGTACCAACTGTAGTAACGCCAGTTGTATAAGAACCGCCGCCAGAAGATTTAAATGCAAGCTGATGTCCAGCATTACTCGAATCACTTTGATCAAACACATAAGTAACACCCCTAGTAAAAGTCAGCGCTGGATTATTGTTACCATTTAAAACAAATACATTTCCTGACCCACCCCCATATAAAGTACCGCTAGCAACTGTTACAGTATAAGTAGTAGTAGAAGCAGTAACAGTGCTGGCTCGCACTCTAAACTTTAATAAATCATAAACAGTCTGAAGCGTTCCATTATAACTAATTATAATTTCACCTTCATACTCTCCGGGTTCAACATCAAGTACACCACCTGCAAAATTAAACGTAACTTTACCGTCTGTGCCATCTGTAGATTTTGTGGTGCTAATTGTAGAAAGCGTAGTTGTCGTACCTCTTTTTCTAAATTTTATAGAAACAGAGGTTGTGTTTAAAGATAAATCTAAAACTGAGTTAGCCGTATCGTCTGTAAGTGTTAGAACGATTTGTGGTAATTCATCTCCTTGTACTACTTTTATTGTTTCAGCCATAATTTACCTCACGCGAACTTTTGTGCTTGCACCCGCATGGATGCTTTTCCTACGCCTAAATTAGTTCTAGCTCTACGCTCAGATAATTTATACGCAAATTGTTTTGCATGGTAAGAAGCCAGTTCTCTATCACTAAACGACCTATCAGGCAATACTAGCAAATGTTGCAACGCCCCGTGCATTATTACATTTTCTAATTCGTCTAAAAATGTTTTATCCATTTTTGTTGCTGTTCTTAACGGTTTAAGACACACAATCATACGCACATCATAATTCTGAGAAGCATCAGGTAGCGGTGCTACAGAAAAATGATCTGGGTCTAATTGGGTAACATATCGTGGTTCAGCATATTCATCAGCTCCTTGATGTGGCCATTTTGGATATAAATCATACAACTGTTCTAAAGTAACAGGAGCAAGACGTTTATCATTAACAGTAGCAGTTATAAACGCATGAACCTCAGCATCATCAGGAGTATCAAACTCATAGTCATAAGCCCCAGTAACCAACCTAATAGCAGGCTGTTCGTATCGCCAAGCTAATGTACGCTCACATGCTTCTATAGCAGCATCACGAACGTATTGTTCTATAACAGGCGTTGGACATCCGGGCACACTAGGAGAGAGTCTATTAACAACATCTGAGAATGATCTATTTGTATATATAGGCATTAAGCAACATCCTCCTCATCTAGTCCGCCTCGCTCTGTATCAGTGATAGCTCTGCTTTGTGCAGCCACCCCTAGAGCTTGGGTAAACGAGGTTTGGAACAATTGTGCTCTATTTGAATTAACATGTTCGTTATCTACAGACTCAGCTATAAATACAGTAGCATCTATTACAACAGGAAAGTAAGCATCTGGTAGTAAAGCAACTGTAGTTGTACCATCATATATCGGAGGAGTCTGTGCATACTCACCTACCAATGTTTGGTTAGCAGGAGCTTTTGGGTATATAAAAAATTTGTTTGCATTTCTAACATGACGCATAAAGTTAATAGCAGGGCCAGCAGTAGTGTTCATCCAAGTTGGTAATGACTGATCTAATATTTCTCTATTAGTTTCAATAATACCATTACCACCTTTTACAGAATAAATTTCTAATAAACGAATTGAATCAGTAGGCATTGATTGCACTACAGCATCTTGTGTAGTAGGAATATCTGCAATAATAGCAAAAAGATCAGGTCGCAAAACAGCAATACGTTTTAACGCTTGATTTGCAAAGCCTAACATTACAGCATCACTATATCTTTGCGGCGACACAGTATCCTGCAGTATTCGTCTTACCTCTGTTATTACATCGTTTAATATCACTTCTTCTCAACCCATGCTTCGTTTTCTGGTGTGTTTGGATCGTCAGAAATGTAATGTCCTTTATCGTTCCTAGCTCGCTCTAAACCTTTACTAGCTTCTTCAGCTAACTCAGGTGGAGTCTCACCTTTTGGATCAGGAATATCTTCAGTCTTCAAATCTACCTTTGCTGGACGACCACGTTGTTTTTTAGGCATATGCTTTTCAGGAAATGCCTCTTCTTCAGTAACTTCTTCAGTTAGTGGATTCTCAGCTAGAATTTCATTCCAACCATAAATCTCACCATCTTGAATGTTTCTTAACCATCTTGTCATTTTTACCGCCTTTCTTTTTTCATATTACGTTTTTCTTGTAACTCTTTCAACTTTCTTCGAACTTTTC